GAAGTGTGTCGATGTTACCATTCATCGAACCATTGATTACGATATAATCAAAGCCGCATTCTTCCAGCATCGCTCTTGCAACCGTAGTCTTGCCAACACCTGGACCGCCGGTGAGGAGAAGATTTGGCACATAGTTTTTGTCCACAAAGTTAGCAAATGTTTGCTTAAGCTCTGCTGGAAGAATACAATCGTCGATCTTTGACGGACGATATTTCTCTACCCAAAGTTCATTCATAATATAATCCTTAGTTAAGGTTTGCGTTTCAGAAAATCTGGAATCTTTAGCAGCTCTGCCGTTTCCCAGATCTCTTTACACTTTTCACATTTGGTTCTAGGTTTTTTAGAACCGGTATAATCAGGATGTTTTTCACACTTTACCAATTTACTATTACCGGCTTTCCGTTGCAATGTAATACTGTAACTTGCCTCCATTGGTTGAGAAGTGACTGATGCCCTTCGAAGAAATCCGAACAGTGTAATCTGCTGGCATGAACTTTAGATTTTCGACCTTAAACACCAGATCAAATTCAAGATCGGTTGAACCGACCACAGTGCGGAAAGTATTGGATGATTCATCTTTAGAGTTACCAACAACTAGAGTTACATCACCGCCTGAACCAATCACCGACCAATTTGGAAGTTGAAGAACACTTGCCGCAGCCATTGTTTTCTTGAACACATCATCTTTAAGTTCAAATTCAACGACAATATCAGGCAGATCAAGATCTTTTTCTGGGGCCTGCATAATCATGTTAGCATCAGCATAACCGTAGGTGACTGATGACACACCATTCTTGATCTCGACAGAACGATCACCAAAATCAAAATCAGGTGACTCGAAAATACTTACGGTACTGAGAAACTGATTCAGATCATAAATTCCGAATGGTGTTTCAAAAGAATCATCGACCTCTGCTCGAGCAATAATAGTCTTTTGTGGAGAGATCGTTTTCACAACGTTTCCAGAATTGACATACAAAGATGGATTAATTGAAGTAAAACTCTTCAGAACAGAAAGAGTGTTTTGAGAGATGTTCATTTCTTATCCTCATATAAATGACAAAATTTAGTAGTTAACTCAATAATAATATCACACATAGTAGCTTAAGTAAACAAAAATACTCATTTTAGTTTTTGATTTACATCAGCAGTAGCGGCGGCTCCGATATTTGCGAGATCAATCAAGCTTCCACCAAACACATAAGATCCGGTGTGTGACATATTCATCCACGGGCACATCCAGACTTTGAGACCAATCCTTCTTGACCACTGACAGAACATGTAGTCCTCCGAAAGATAGCGATTAGACTCCTCATCAATCAGAGCATCAAAATAACACATGATCTGCCGTGAACCGTCGAAATTTTCTGATCTCACATGATCTGGTGTGTATTTTAGTTCTGGATATTTTTCTTCAAACTTTTCAAATGTCTTGCGCTGGATCATCATGAATCCAGTACCACCTTCGAGAACTTCGACTGGCTGATCTAGTGGAATCTCATTCACACCATTTGCTGGATTAAAAACATAGTCACCAACATAGTTCGATAGCTTCTGTGGGTTTTGATCCGCAAACCCCTTGTCAACTGCCATCTTGATCTTTTCCCAAGAGATAGTTTTCTTTGGGTAAGGTCCGCAGATAATGTCTTTATCACCTTCTGGATCCGCTAGAGCTGCCAGTGTTAATACATCATTTGGATTGAACCCAATATCTGAGTCAATAAACATCAAGTGAGTATATTTTTCATTTCTGAGAAACTCATCCACGCAATAGTTTCTCGCTCGTGTAATAAGTGACTCATTGAACAGATAAAAGAAGTCAACTTCAACCTGATAATGTGCACAAAGCTTTGCAAGGTCTACACAGGATTTGGTGTACTGACCTCCACACATCCCACCATACATGGGAGTGGCAACAAATAATTTTCTTTTTCTTAGTTCCTCTACCGAAATCTCAATTTCAGGCATCTACTTCTCCTCATGGTATAGATCATGATTATACATTGCAATTATTGCATAGTGTATAATCTTCATAAGATCCTTTCGGTTATATCCATTTTTCTTGCCGTACCTTTGTGCATACTTCATGATGTTACCAATACAAAAGCCCTCACCATGACCTCCGTCAATGATGAACTCAGTTGCTTGGTAATTGTTTGTGGAGTAGTGTTCACCGTAGGTACCATCAATATAGTCTTTTATTTCGGCAATAAGATCGCCTTCATTATATTTATAAGAAATGCTCAAGTGTTGCCTGCCTTTCATTCCAAATTTCATGCTTTTTCTGATAATTGTTTTGAAACAAGAAATCAGTGTCTGCAAATTTTCTCTCACCATCTAAGACGGCTTTGATTTCAGTTGCCATATCTGTCGAAGTTTGAAAATGCACGTTTTGACAAATATGATTAGTAGATCTCGAAGGATTTAGTAATTCATAATCACTCGGTAAACCCATAATAGTCATAGCTTCTCGATAAGTTATATATCTATCTTCATATGGATGAGTGAGCATGTTTGGATAATGACCTACAAAAGCGCCGATATAATCCTTTGGCACTATAGTTCCACGTCGCATGATATTACCGCCATCAGCAAGCTTGAGATATTTTCTCTCACACTTTGGAACTTCTCTTTCATATCCTTCTTTTTCCATCCATGCACCAATTTCACGATAGTCTTTTTGATATACATCTGTTAAGATAGACTCCACATCATTACCGCGAGATGGTTGAGCTTCGAGTATGTTATAATACTCTTTATGAGAAGCTCCATCGAGTACTTCCTCTAAAAGATAACGATAATATGGATCATCCTTAGATGGAGTTCCTTTATTAATTGGTTCCATCTGGAAGTTACTTGTCACATTGGCAATAACTTCTTCGATCCTTTGATGCGGCCGTTCATAATAATTTAAGATGGGCGTCTTTTCACCAAACTCTTTTTTATTCCAAAAGAAATAAAACGATCTCTTACGAAATTGTGCGACTCCATGCGATAGGTTCTTAGTAAGATATACGCTCATGCCATATCCATTATCAAGAGAGATTTGTCTCAACTCATCGAGCATAAACTTACCAATCTTACCTACGAGCGCTGGAGCGTTTTCACCCCAAAAAACGAGTGGCTTTACCTCACCAAGAATGTAATGAGCTGTCTTCCTCATCCACTGATTATTCTCGTTGTGAGCGCCGGGCTTAGAATGATATTGGCTTAAACCAGCACATGGACAAACAGACGATACAACGTCTACTCTTCCAGGGGCCGAACCTCCTTCATCAAGTACGTGATAAGGAATCTCGTTATTATAATAATTAAGTAAGTGTGATTCATTATCCTTAAAAGCTGAATAGCTTAAAATATATTCTGGTCGGTTACCCCACACTTGGTCAGAGGCGAGTAATTCACCGCCAATAAGGGGAATGATAGCTGCGTGTTTCATGATAAAAAATCTTCTAAGTTTGTTTTCTTTATGCCATTATACTCTAATCCTTGCCAATAAGGATAGTACTTTCTCGAAAGATGAACTGACTTAGGCTTTTCCATAACTTTAAAATCCATCTCACCTTTCTCATTATAAAATTCTGGAGTGATCCACTCTTTAAATTCAATATCAGTGTTTTTTGTCTTTAACTTCATTTGTTCATTGAAATATTTTCGAGCATTTGTTCTCTCTTGCCAAGAACCCCAGAATGGTTTACCATCATAGAATCCGCTCTTAGGTAAAGTTCTACTTTCATTTTCAATAGGTAACAGCTCATAAATCGCCTTTGATTTATAACTCATCTTGCTTACCTGATCGATATATCTATTTACAAGTTTATCTATAACTTCATGAGTGTTTTCAAGGCGACAAACATGATGACGAATATCGATATTACCAAAGTAAAATTCTACATGATTTACATTTGGAACTGTAATAAATGTTTCAAGACCTTGTTCTAAAGCTCCATGTAGTGTTTTAAATGGAACTGAATTTACGTTCCAACCTGGCCGATACATACAGATAGTGTGGCTATCGCCGGCAACTAACTTATCCCAAGGCCCGATTGGATTAATTGTAATTGCTCTTTCTTGTATCTTTTTGAGATTCTCAATATCAGTATCATAAAAATCACGGACTGTCTTATTTGTAAAATCCGGATACTTTTCTTTGAATTTAGTAAGTTTATTATTCAACATCGATGCATAATCAGGCATATCGTATGGAACTGAATAAACCTCGCCTTTGAACTTAGAAATATTTCTAATATTATATGCGTGAGGAAAGTGTTTCACTCCACCAAAAAAATTGAGATCTTTTGAGTCAGCTGGCCTATCATTACCGTGATAAATGTAGAGTCTATCGTATTCATTAAAGTCTTGATACTTATTTTCATCAATAGCGTTTTCACCCTGAACATTTGATCGTGACATGTTAATATCAATATCAGCACAGTGGCCAGACTGCTTGAGTATGTCTGCATATATCACACCCTGGGCAGCGCGGTGTGAGTGTACCTGAAATGAAATTGGTATAAATGGTGCTGCAATTACGCTCCGCATAGAAAATCCTCTAACGTATTTTGTGAAGTCTCTATTCGAGACACTTTACGCCTATCACAGGCTTTTTTATCATTTCTAATTTGTAAATAGATTCCAAACTGACAAGATAAAACTTCAGTTCCGTAATATTTTAAACTATCTTGCTCTTGTGTAAATATACCATCAATATTATAAGCTTTTTCATGAAACTCAACGTTTTCAGTAAGTCCAATTTCGTCACTATTTTCTCTTAAGAAATAAATTGCTTCATCGTATAATTTCTTTGGCGCTTCAGGCCAAAGTTTTTGAATAGTATACCTTGCGCCGGGTCCTGGCGCTACAAATCTTTGATCGTGATGATATTTTAAAAATGGTAGTACACTCGTCGACGCGCCACAATGAAATCCATAATATTCTCCAATTCCTCTTTGTGTTGTGAGAATATCATAAGCTTCTTTCATAGAGTCAGTTTTTAATAGCTTTTCGCCGATACCATTATCTCTAAAAGACGCGACCCATTCAAGAACATCAACTGGATGAAATTCCCTCTGTGGGTTAGCTGATTTTTGTCGACAATAGTTTCTTGCACCGGTTTGAATCGATGTGTGTAATTCAGTTGTTCCCCAAATTGGTTTGTTATTTACCTTAGATTGGTAGTCAATTGTCTTGCGATAGAACTCAACTAGATCATCATCGCCATCTGCAATACGATCAAAATCAACAAAACAATCATTTGGATCATCAGAACCAGTTACTGTCTGATGTACGCCTCTTGCTCCATAAAAGTGAGAGATAATCGTATTGCCAAGAATATTAAAATGAGACATATCAGCTTGCGCAATATTTTGCGCTATATATCTCATTCTATCGTCAAGTGTTATTGTCGGATGAAAGTATTCTACGTCTTTACCAAGACCATAATCTTCTTCACCGTCGCGATTAAGTGATTGGTATTCTTCATCTATATAACCAAGATTAATGCAAGCGCGTTGATTCACTTTATAGAGAAACCAATTAAAGTCTATCATCAAGTTTTTATCATAAGACCACCAATCATAATTATAGTTCATTATAATTTCCAATTTGTATCACATTAACAGTGCTTGGACCGTAATTCTTAATCATTTCAATTTGTATTGGATCATCTTCAAAATGCCTAGCTACGATAGTACCACAGTCATAAAGAGATGTCAATACTTTTGCTTTGTGTCTTCCAGAAGTTGCACGACTATAATCTTCGTGCGTGCGAGATAGAGGATTGAAAAACACAAAGTTATTTATGCCCCTTCCACGGAGTATACTTAATGT